GAAGCCCTATCAAAAACTATATGCATAGGGTCTTTGTGAATGGTGTCAGGAAGATAGGGTGCAACGTCTGGGTCTTTCTGTGCTTTACGTACAGAAGCCTCTTTCATCTTAGTATGAAGGGTAGACAAGTTGCGGTAGTACTGTGGTGCTCCCCAAGAGTTTCTTACGATAAAAGCAGCATCAAAGATATCAAACCGACCAAGTACGCTGGCGTCAACGAACTGCATAATGCTATACAGCTCTTCAGGCTTACCATTTTCAATCGGAGTACCAGTGAGTGCAAATCTATATGGCGCATTGATTAACTTCTTTACTGCTCGGGAACGTTTGGACTTAAAGGACTTGATAGCTGTGGCTTCATCGAGGATGACAAATCCTCTTGGTAAGTCTTTGATAAAGTTCCAGTCGTTAACAACTTGCTCATAGTTAAGGATAATGTAATCAATCCCCGTACTCCGCCAGTCCATTGCTTCGGCGTATTGCTCTGCACGTTTCTTCGGCGTTCCATCAATGACCAAAGGTTTAGAAGTTCCACCTGTAAATTTCTCAATCTGTCCAGCCCACTGGTATTTAAGTGAGGATAGACAAATTATAAGACCAGGTTCTTTTACTTTCTTGGTATCCATCAACCTTTCTATAGCGGCGATGGTTAAGACAGTCTTGCCTAGTCCCAGGTCGTAGGCAACCAAAACCTTACCTCGTTCGCACATCTTGTCGACGGCTTCGGGTTGGTAGGGTAGAAGGGTGCCAGTAAATGTCACAGAGGTATCTCGTTAACTCTATCTTTAGACCAGTGAATATAAGACCTAATATACACAAGAGCGTAGGCAAGGGCAGAGAAGATAAAACCGTACTGGTCAGTAGTTAGCGCGTAAACAATCCACAAAACCTCGTTAAAAAGAAGCACTAGCCATCCCCAAATAGTTTTACGTCCAACAAAATAAATCCCGCCAACGCCTATAACAGCGAGGACCCAGGACCCATATTCCATAATCATATGTATGCTCTCATTCTTGTATTAATTAAAATCTTAAGGTCCTCAAGAGTACCGTTGTTAAGAAAAATCTGGTCAACCTTTTCACCATCCATGGCTATCTCTGATGCATGGGTGTTTACTGGAATAACTCCGCTTCGCTTTATGCGCCAAATTTGAGCGTTATCGTACTCGCGAATGGCCTTAGCTTCATTGGGATATCGAACATCAGTAATAACATAATTAACTTCTCCGAACAACTGAAGTCCATTTAACGCCTGCTTTACCCAAAACATATCACCAAAGGTTTTACGGGCACCAACACCTAGGTCTTGAAGAAGGCGTCTAGCTTCGGGATAGTCAACCTTAACTCTGTCCCACCCGTATACATCAACCAACCCTTGAACTCTATAGCCCTCTTTAAGCATAGGGTTAGTGGCATATAACAGGTCACGTATGGGGTCAGCAAAAGCGACTCGTTGATACCCGTAATTCTCTACAAGTATATTAGCTACGGAGTCTTTACCTGATTGTGCGTAGCCTGTTAATCCAATAATCATTCGTGCTCCTCTGGGCAACACTCTTTGCATGCCCTAATTAAAGTAGGTGAACCTCTTAATGCTTCCCAATGGTCTGCTGTGGGCTTATCACAAAATGAACAGTACTTAGCTCGCTCTTTATTATCCGCTGCAACCTTATCTAGGTAGTCGCGCAGAGGTCCTGCATCCATCCACTTAGCACTGCTGCTCATGGCATGAATCCTAGTATGTGCCTAGCATTTTGCAAACCCCACTCAATCTCTTTACGAGACATCCCTCCCACATCTTTCTGGTCAGTCTGTGCGTAATTAAAAAACCAAGATGATAATCCAATGTCCATTGCTTTAAACCTAAGATTCTCAGTGCAGGACTTTCCAGCATCATCATTATCTAAAGCAAATATAGGTCTGGTTGCCCCCCTAATCATGCTCCACTGAGTATCGGAAACAGCGCATCCATACGTAGCAACGCCACCCTGTATACCAACAGACGCTAAACGGATAACGTCTAGCGGAGACTCGACGATAATCATGTCTCCACCCTTGTAGTGTTCATATCCAAATAGGGCTTCGCTCTTCTTAACACCTGTTGTGTTTTTAAAGTATCTAGTCTTCTGGCCTTTTTCCTGCCAGCCCAATAACTTATTAGTCATCGGGTCTCTAATAGGAATAATCCAGTTGCCTTGGTTAGAGTTCCATTTAACACCGTACTTAGCTACTGCCTCAGGTAATAGACCTCTACTCAAAGAAATGTCTTGGGGTACCTCTTTGAAAGCTTGAAGCATGGACTCATGGATTGGGGCGTACTCTTCCTTCTTAGGTTTATCACCTTCAATCAGTTGCTTGATACGGGCAGTAAGCCTGTCAACAGTTAAATCAATATCAGTTATAGCAGCTGTGCTACCACCTAAGTATCTAACTAAAGTTTGTAAGCCGCCCTTCCATTGACAAGAAAAACAAATAAATAAACCAGTCTCTCCATTAATCCAAAAGGATGGGTTGTTATCTTCTTTTCCTGTACGCTCTTTGTGAGCAGGGCAGTGCAGTTGTATCTCGCTGTTTCTTATTGATACAACCTTTAGACCTAGAACCTCTAGTGTGTCCTCAATGCTAGATGTCATTAGAGTCAATCTCTCTAAAGGTACCTGTGCTCCAATCCCAGATAAGCGATATCTCCATGCGTCCAGAGTTACGGCTTTCTAGCACCTTCAAGATACGAGTGTCATCTACGTTTTCGTCTTCACGCTGTAGACCAAAGATAACGTCTGCATCTTGGTGGAAGGATGATGAGTAACCAATAGAGTCAGCTGTTACCTGCCCCTTACGCATCTTCCAGTTAAGTACCTGAGTTGTAATAACAACAGGAACTTTGTACTTCTGTGCCATGCGCTTTAGGGAACGGGTGATATTAGTAATCGCTTGTGGAGTATTGGCTTCACCAGTCTGTTCATCAATCATCAAGTACACACCGTCAATGAAAACAATCTCTGGGTGCAGGACTGATAACTTGCTAGCAATACCTGAAACTGTTGAGCCATTAGCGGAGTCAACCAACCAAAACGGCTTACGCATGTTCTCCATAGAACGTAGCTTTGCTTGATATCTTGCTTCTTCTTCCTGGTCAAGCAGACCATTGATAAGACGTGTGTGAGATATACGCGCTCGCATAGCATCGTAACGAGTCTGCTGTTCGTGGTTACTCATTTCAAATGACTGAAACATAACAGACTTATCTTGTAGGTGAACGTTCTGTGCAAACTGTAATGCCACTGTTGACTTACCCGTTTTAGGTGGAGCAACAATCACAATCAACTGACCAGGTTGTAAACCACCAGTAACTTGGTCAACGCTAGGAAAGCCTGTCGCTGTTCCAAGTAACCCTGGGTTGTTCTTACGAAATGTGTACTCATCCCAACGCTTCTGTGGGTCATCAATAAGGTTTACATCGCTGGTCTTACCCAACCCGTCTTCTTCCAAACCAATGATGCCCGATTGAACTATACGTAGGCCTTCTTCATGGTCTTTAGTAGCGCCGTATGTAGTAGCAGCTGATTCCAACATCTTTAAGAATGAAGAGGAACGTCGTGCAGCAACAACGCTGTCAATTAAATACTCTAGTGCGTCAGGGGACTCATGCTGTTTCCATGCTGGGAAGTTCTGCGCCACTACCTCAAGGCTTGGGCACTCCGCATACTTAGAGAAGTGGTCGCGTACAAAAACCCATACACGTCTTACTTCACCATCAACAAACCATGCATCTTTAACACCACGGTCAAATAATGGGGCGAGGTCGCGGCTCTCTAATACTTTGCTTAATAGTCGTAGTTCGTTATTCATTGTAAGTCAGCAAATGTCCTTCCCCAGTGTCCATAACGTAAGAGGCGTGAGTCTACATCAACAACGCCAACTACTTCAGGTCGATAGGGAAGTTCGCTGAGCAAGTGTTTGTCCGATTCATAGGCCGTGTAGTATCTAAATGGGTTAGTACCCATGTTGTCAAGTGCATCCATAGTTTCAGATAACGTATCGTTATCAAACTCAAATGATATTAATTCAAGAGTAAAGCCTGCCCTAGTTGTAAAAATATACAAATAAGACAAAGCGTCACGTCTGAACTTTTTATTTACTTTTACGGATGGGATTACTAAAAGCTTACGCTTTACGGTCATCTCCACATCCATAATTATGTCTGTGGTAACTAATATCCTTCTGGGGAGTTCGTTACTGATATCCCCATTCCTCATTAAAAGACTTCTATCTTACCGAAGTTTATTACAAACTCCCTGAATGCTTCTTTTGATGAACGGGCATTACTGATGTCATCTTTAGACGCACGACTAGAAAACTCTAGTGGGTAGTTGTCACCACCGTTTGCTTTGATGCGTGCACTTACAAACTTAATATGCTTGCAGGTGTTACGACCACGATAACCAGGGCAGGTGCAGTACAACTTGTTGCTGTCGTCTACTGATACTTCATAGATACCAGGACCAGGTGACTGTGTTTGACTAAGAAACACTTGTACTAGTTTAGTTTCCATTACCTTGCTCATTCTCGTAGGTCTCCTTTGTTAGTAACCATTGGCAAATACATAAACGCTTCCTTAGCAAAGCTTTCGGTAGCATCTCCGTAAAGACTACCCCAGTCGTCAAGACTGACGTTAGTGGTTACTATGGTTGGCAGTCCAAGGTTGAACCGTGTACGTAGTACATGATGCAAGACGTTCTTCTGCCACCCACTTAGGCTGGCGTGTTCCTTACCTACGTCGTCAATCACTAGGACTCTAACGTTATAGGAGTCGTGCGCTTCACCTAAGAGACCATAGTAGAGGACTTCCTCCCAGTCTGTCGGGCTATCCATCATCTGACCTGATAATGCAAGTAGGTCGTTAAAGGTCATAAAGTAACAAGGACGGATAAGTGTTAGACCATCCTCCACATCAAAGGCAGACGGGGGTGAAAGCCGCATGATATCTTGGATGGTTGCAACAGCCACTGTTGATTTACCACGTCCTGGCTTACCTGCAAGCATCAACCCTTTGCCACAGTGCCTGCTACCAGAGGCTCTTACATTAACTCCTTGGTCTAGCAAACTAATCCAACCACGTATCTGTGCTATGTCTTCGGGGTCAGTATCAACACAGTCATCAAGTTCCCAACCAAGGCGTGCCTTAGGAATGTTGGAAGACTTAATCCACATCTTACGACGAACTTTTTGCTCTTCTACTTTGTACATTAGTCCAACCCTAACAGCTTTCGGTTCTTTGCTCGTGCAATGGCGACAGCATCTAAGTCTTCTGCCTTTACAGAACGCTTGGCTTCGCCAACCTTTGTCGGAGCCCAGTTTATAAAGCCCCAGAAGATTTCTTCTGGGTTATATAACTTAGTCTTATCAAACTTTTTTGTCGAGATGTATGCATCGATAAGATATTTATCAATCTCACCGTTGGTGTCGTTGTCCATACGGAACAAGTCCATAGCCCTAACCAACTTAGGCCGTTGGGTTAACGCCACGTTCTCTACGTTCCAAATTAACTTAACCTGTTCGGAAAAATGATTGACAACATCGGCAGGGGACCAGTCAACCACAGCGCGGCTAGAACGGATGCGCTGTCGGTCGCGGTAATGAGCCTCTGATTGCTCCTTGCGCTCCTGCTTCTTGCGTTCCTTGTCCTTCTTCATTTCATCTGCTAAGTCATCTGGGTCTATTGGCGTTGAGCCCAAGCTCATGATTCCTCCTATGTTTTCTTTCCCGTTCAGTGCGGAACTCTGTTCCGCACTTTTGTTAACTGAATTAGCATATAAGCCATACTGCTCTTTGCTATATGGAATATCTGCTATATAGGTATCTGCTATATTGCTATTCAGTGATATGTAGATGTTGGTTTCACCGTTCGGTAAAACCGCTAACGGTTTCTTACCAGTCATCCAGTTATGGGCGTAGGCTACACCTTCTGGGGTAAGCTCCACTTTGTACCAGAATGTCCCTTTTGCCGTTTTACCGTTAGAAAGCCGTACAAGGCCTATAGAGGCCAGCTCAGCCAAGGCAGAATCAATCTGTACACGACCTACCCCAAGCTCCTTAGAAAGGCCCTTAACGCCCTCTGGAGCCCCGTAAACGGCTATCTCTAGGAGTACACCTAGAGTCTTAGGGCTTAGGGCCACCTTGGGCCTTCCACTCCTCAATAAAGGCGCGGGCAAAGACGCGAGCTATCGCTTCGACCCCCGCATAGATATCTTCAAGGTCTTCGGAGTCTTCTTCTTCGTCGTCGTACTCTTCGTCGTCGTCTTCTTCCTCGTCGACTTCTTCTTCCTCCTCATCGGTCTCCTCACTCTCTGTGACCATCTCAGCTTTGGGGAATAGGGTTGCCTCTGGCTCCTGAAGGGTCTCAGATGGTGTTATCTCTGACAGCCCATTAATCAGGTCGTAGCAGGGGATACCTGCTTTTTTACAAGACGCCAATACTGCAAGCGAAGCTTCGTCACCATCATCCCAAAGAAGGAATGCGGACGCGTCTGCTCCAGCAACTATCTCTACAGATTTTTTAATTGGCTCGTCATCATGAACTACTGATGCGGCAGGCATACTGCCTAAGTCAGCATCTGGCTTTGCAACCAGAACTATGTCTTTGTTTTTATCTTTAGCAAACTGTGCAACAAATACCTGTGATGGTGTTGCATGTTTTTCAATAGCGATTACAACAGTCCCGCCATCGCCTTTTGCGTAGTAATGGTCTTCCATTAACGCTTCAACGTTTTGTCTACTGGTGGCTCCTTTACCAGCCACTAGAACATAATATTTGCTCATAGGACCTCCTTAGGTCCCTTGTACCCTATCACTAATCTCGGGCAGTGTTAACAACAGCAGGCTTATAGGTAGACACACGCTCAACGATTGCAAGGAGGGCAGCGCCTAGGAATGCCCCAGCGATTGTCCACAGGATGAACTGCTTAGTAGTTGAAATTTCAACTAAATACACAGCTACGGCTGCAAATATAATTGAAAGTACAGCATTAATTACGGAAGTAGGTATAAAAATACTTAATACGTCTACTAGGTTCCGCACTGTAGCCAGGAAGAACCCCGTAAAACAACCAACGAGTATTAGCTCCAACATGGGAGCATCATACTACGTCTTTGGCTGAGCTAGGTACAGGGCGTAGGTAGACCCGCCTATGAGCCATTCATCCAAGGCGCCTTTTGCAAGGCGGTCAGAGATGGCTACACGGTTTCTGTAGTAATGGCTACGGGCTAGGTTAGGGGCCTGGCCTTCCCAGAATAGCTCAGCAGTAGAGCCAAAGCCCTGGCTTCCGTCAAAGTACTGGAGTACGAACGGGCTGTTTTCAAACAGAGCATTATCAAAAGCTATTGAGTCATTGATTGCCCCGTTAGTCCAAATAACAGACACATTTGCATAGGCCGCGTTTTCTGGAGCAGTTGAGGTTACATCAACTCTTGTCCAACCCGTAGAGCTACTAATTGTTACAAGGTTAGCCAAACTACTAGAGATAGCAGTCTTGGTGCTGTCATACCAATAGATGACTGGACGCACAGTTGGTGCAGCAGTTCCAGTAACGCGTCTTACGTATACGCTGAAGGTGTAGTTAGTAGAGGGGTAGTGAATGTCCATGTACGTAGCTGAAGAGGATGCTGCTTTAACTTCTGTGTTTCCAGTTGCAGGTTTAGTTACTAAGCAAGAGCTTCCAGACTTAGCAATAGTTCCTGCGTCAACTGTAAAGGCCACAGTTGCACTTGGGCTAACTGTGTAGCTGACTGTGAAGTCAGTAACTGCAGTGATTGTCTTTACTCCATTATATGCGGCAGGCAATCCTTCTACTACAACAGTGTCGTTAGCTTTATAAGCATGGACTGTTGATAGAGAGATTTCAGCATTTGTACCTGTCTGTTGATATCCTTCAATAATTAACTGGTCATCAATAGGGTCGGTTTGAGCAGTTGAAGCTGTCGCTGTTCCGTTTGTAAAACCCCAAGGTGCGAAGCTGTTTGCACTATTAAAGGTTGGGTTTTTAATTTCGTTAATGCGGCTAGCTTTCATAGTGATGTGTACTTGACGAGCCTCATCAAAGTCTGTAGCAGACCCAGCCTTTTCAAACTGCGCTGCGTCAAAGTAGTGACGCTCACCGCTTGCAGCATTGGCTACGTTAGATATAGCAATTGTGGGTACTGCGTAGTACGACTCTTGAACACGGTTAACGGTTGCTAAAAACCCAGAGCCCCCCGTGCTACCTATAGAGGTCTTATCAAAAGAGAATACAGTTGTTGTGTCTGAACCCTTACCTCCATTGGTAATAGATACAGAGGCTACGGACCCACCAGAGATAGCAATGTTTGCTCTTGGTGCTGTGGTAAATGCTTTGCCACTAACTCTAGTCAAAGGCACGTTTGTATAAACCCCATCGGTATAGCCAGAGCCTGCTGTAGTAAAGAAAGGGTTTAAAGTAATGTTACAAGGACCTGCTGCAGTTACAAATGCTCTTGTAGATAGGGCACCAGTTGCATTTGTTACAGGGTTACCTGTAGTAGTAGTCATAAAAGTACCAAAGCGGTCGTACCAACTAATACCTGTTGTAAAGCTTCTTCCTGTTGATAAAGCAGAGCTATAAATACTAAAAGTATAAGTGTCTCCAGAAACAACAGGGATGCCTAGAGTTTTTGGGGATGCACTTCCACAAGATAGTACGACAACTTGTGGAGACCCTGTTGAGTTTGCAACAGATAGAACACCACTTCGTTTATTAGGGTACAGAACAGGAGTTGTGGGTTCTGCGTACGGTGTTGGATATGGCGTAACCTTTGGATAGGCATCTGCTTCTTTATTAAAGGCATCTACCAAAGCGATGTCTGGACTAGAAACAATAATTTCTATATAACTAAGTGGGTCAGAGCCTGTAATTGTTACAGGAGAGCTGGAGTTATACCCAGGGGATTTAAATCCACTAATAGTAATTTTGTCGCCAATCTTGTACCCGTGTGCCCCAACAATCATACGAAGGTTGTTGTTGTTAGTCTGATACTTAGTAACAGACTTAACACCCATTTGAGATAGAGAGGCTGTGTTATCTGGGGTTGTCCAATGACCAATGCCCTCTTCAAATGAGGAGTCGTTGTAGTCCAACATTAAGTTATGACTTACTTGTAAGCCCTCAACTGTTGGGTTAGGGGTCCCCGTAACAGGTGACGGACAAGCCCATCCTGTAAATCCTTTAATATATTCTCGCAGGCCCTGCTCAGAACCTTTTTCTTTTGTTAACTGGATAGAGTCTCTAACAAGAATACGGGACTGTTGAAACCCAATTTCTGGTTCGTATCTAAGACCAAACTGATTTAACAAAAGTGGGATAGAGCTTGCTGTAACTCTTTCAAAGTTATAACGGTCTGTGATAATTTCCGCTAACGCTCTTGTGTGGTCTAGTTCGTACGCAAATAGAGATAGGAAGTTACGCAAATCATTATTGTCTGTAGCTTCAGATGCTACGTAGGGAGTTGTTAACTTATAAACCTGTGGTAGGTAGTTGTACATCTTGTCAGCTGTTCCATAGTCTTTTACTGACATGCCAGACATTCGTCCAGCTAATACCCAAGCAAGTTGTATAGAGTCAAATACAAAAATAGAGTAGAAGTAAACTTTTGAATCTGCGTTTGTAAGAGAGGTCTTATCTATATAGAACTGAGGGTCTGCTCGTCTTGTGGTTTCAAATACTTTATCACCATCAGTTACGTTTACAGGATACCCGTATGGGCTTCTTACTAGACGCAACTTAACCCATGCACCCACTGGGCTTGTCCAAAATAAAGTTAGCTGGTTGTACCCAGAGGACAGCGCAAAAACAGGGTTAGCATCATAATTAAGGGCGTTATCGCTTCCGTAGTAACTTAACGGAAAACTGGACGCGCTATAGTAATCAAGACCATACCGTGCCATTAACTAATGCCTCCACTTGTTGTAAGGTCAATTCCTGCCACAGTTGTTATTCCAGCAACCTTAGTTACCTCTAGTTGAGGAAGTTCGTTATCTAAACAGATAATGTCTTTTACAGCTAGAAGAGCTACCGTTCCAACAGGGGATACAGCAGCTGTAGAAACGTTTGTACTAATTACAGAGTAGCTAAATGTAGTAGGAGCCACAGCTGTAACAACAAAGGCGCCATCAAAAGGAGCGTTAACACCGCTTACCAAGACAGTTTCTCCAACTTGAAGATTGTGAGTTGCTGTAGTTGTAAGCGTGGCTACGCTATTTAATAGAACTTTGTTGTTGATGCTCCATACCTTGTCTTCATCTTTTCTAATCATCTTATTCATAGAGACACGGGCAACTCCGTCTACTTCTCTAATAACGCTTAGTACGTCGGCTGTAGTGATACGGTCATTAAAAGACACGTTATCAAAATCAAACAACTCAGTAATAGCTTCGCTAATTGAGGCTGTTACTTGGTCAGCTCTAAATTGCGGCAATATTACACAA